CTTCAGGGGCATATTCAAGAGCATCTTGGAATGATGGCAGAGATGCAAGCGCAACAAGAAGTTATGCAGACCATAGATCCACAGCAACAAATGATGATGCAGCAAGATCCTATGATGATGCAACAAATGCAAGTGCAGGTGGCAAATAGGGCCGCAGAACTGATTGGCGAACTGACAGAACAGTACGCTCAAGCTGTTGCTCCTGCTGATACAACTGATCCGTTGGTAGCAATCAGACAGCAGGAGCTTGCTTTGCGAGGGGCAGAAATTCAAGAACGCTCAAGACAGTTTGAGGAGAGACAGGCTTTTGATCAGGAGAAAGAACGAAATGATGTTCTTGTTGATCAACAGAGGCTTGATTTGCAGGATGAGGCTAATCAAGAAAAAGTCCGCGTTGCTGAAGAACGCATTCAAACGCAGCGTGATATAGCCGCTGCTAATTTGCAAAATAGGAGGCAGTAATGTCATCAAGCTCAATCAGTCGCGCAGTCGCTGAAGTTGAAAAGTCCAAAAAAGTGGAGCGTAGAAATGCCATTGAAAAAGGGGAAAAGCCAGAAGACAGTCAGCAGCAACATAAGCAAGTTGATGTCGGAGGGGTACCCGCAGAGGCAAGCGGTAGCGATAGCCTTATCGCAGTCAAAAAAGCCCCAGCGAAAAAAGCCCCAGCCAAAAAGAAAGCCGCAGCAAAAAAAGCCAGTAAAAAAAGCTAGTGGCGGAAAGGTATCTCGTTTCTCTAGTATAGCTAGGCCGCAAAGATTTCTTGGAGTTAGGTAGTGTCTAAGAAGTTTCAAAAAGGTACAGAATACGCCAAGTACGACTTGGATGGTGACGGAGAGATCACGGACTCTGAACTGGAACACGCTAAAGAGATACGAGAGACAGAGCGTGATTTGCGTAAAAGTCTAGCCCAGCTACGAATGGCAAGATTTACTTTGATTGGGATGGGGATATTTACGGTAGCGATGTTCACACCTTGGGTGCCTCTTGAGCGTGTGGAAGCTTTGAGTGACATTAGTAATTTATTCTATATTAGTGGGGCTGGTATAGTCGGCGCTTATATGGGTACAACAGCTTGGATGAGTAGGAAATGATACAGGCTTTAATAGGACCAATTTCAGGGCTTATTGGTTCATGGATGGACTCAAAGACTGAACAGCAACGTGGCAAGTCCGCTGTTGCTAAAGCAAAGGCAGAGGCAGAGGCGCAGGTTATGGTTTCTGCTGCAACTTCAACCGCAGATTGGGAGCGGTTGATGGCGAAGGGCAGCCAAAACTCGTGGAAAGACGAGTGGTTAACAATTTTGTTTTCGATCCCCTTAATTTTAGCTTTTTGTGGCGATTGGGGTAGGAACATTGTTTCAGAAGGCTTTGCCGCTTTAGAAGCCATGCCTGATTACTACCAATACACGTTGGGAGTAATTGTGAGTGCAAGCTTCGCCGTCAGATCAGCGACCAAGTTTTTTGGAAAGAAGTAATGGACGCATTACAATTAGCAGAGTATTTACTTAAAGACATACGCAACCAAAAAGAGGCTTATACTCAAAGGTTAGTGGATGGTGCAGCGGAATCCATACAGGATTACCGATTTATTGTAGGTCAAATACGCGGACTGACCTATTCAGAAGATCTTATTAGAGCCGCGATGAAAGGTGTGGAATTAGAAGATGGGTAAAAAACTATTCGTCCCAGAGAGGATGACCAAACCAAAAGCAGTTGAAGCTAGTCCAGTTCCAGCAGCTATATCAAAAGGGTTTGAAGCAACCCCAGAAGATCCCAATCAGAAAAACACAGAAGATCCATCTAAGATGGAGTTAAGTGCTATTGATAGATTGCCACAACCTGTGGGCTATCGTCTGCTTGTGATCCCATATTATATGAAACAAAAAAGTGCTGGCGGGATTATCATTCCTGACTCCGTTAGAGAGCGTGAAAGCTTTGCAACAGTTGCGGCATATGTCGTAAAAGTCGGTCCAGACGCTTATTTGGATGCTAATAAATTCCCATCAGGTCCATGGTGTGGTGAAAACTCATGGGTATTAATGGGAAGATATGCTGGAAACAGGTTTAAAGTAGATGGATTAGAGGTAAGATTGATCAATGATGACAATATTATCGCTACTATTCTTGACCCAGCCGATATTTCATATGTATAGTGGGAGACATGGAAATGAACGCAGAATTGCAAACTGAAGCTGAACCTCAAGAAGAACTTATTGCTGTCGAATTTAGTAATGATTCGCAAGAATCTTCTTCTGATTCCGTTAATCAATCTCAAGAAGAAACCAGTACAATTGTACAAGATGTTTCTTCTGAGGGTGAAAACGATAATGAATTAGAAAATTACAGCGACAACGTTAAAAAGAGAATTAATCAGCTTACGGCGAAACGTAAACAGGCTCTTGAAGAGAGTGAAGCAGCATACGCTTACGCTAGGCAAATGCAGCAGCAAAACGAGGAGTATAAAAAACGCCTCGCTGACTTGGACAAGGGCTATGTCAACGAATACGGCGCTCGTGTTGAAACGCAAGAAGTAGCCGTTAAAAAAGCCATGCAAGAAGCGTATGACGCTGGTGACATGAGCAAAGTTGCGGAAGCGCAGTCTGCAATGTCACAACTTGCAATTGAAAAAGAACGATTGCGTATACAAAAAGCTCGTTCAGAGCAAGTTGTTGATGAGCCTCAAGTTCAGCAGCAAGTACAACCTGCTCAAGTGCCGCAACAACAAGATTTAGACCCTAAGTTAAAGTCTTGGATGTCTCGTAACACTTGGTTTGGCCCCAGCGGTGATATGGTTATGAGCAAAGGGGCAGAGGCCATCCACACACAACTTGTTGGTGCAGAAGGTTACGATCCATCTACAGATGAATACTATGCGGAAGTAGATAAGCGTATGCGTTATCATTTCCCGCACAAATTTCAGGAGCAAAAGCAAAGCGTCCAAGCAGTTGCTCCTGCGTCCTCTGGACGGTCAGCTACCAAAAATGGACGGAAAGACACCGTGCAACTCAACAAGGGACAAGTCGATTTTTGTAGAAAAATGGGCATAAAACTTGAAGATTATGCACGAGAAGTTGCAAGGCTAGAAAAAAGGAATAATGGATAATGTCAGATCGCACAAGCCGGGATTCGCAAACCCGTGAAAAACAAGCGAGAGTTGCAGATTGGCGTCCACCTTCAGCCTTGGAAGCACCCGAAGCTCCTGTAGGGTATAAACACAGGTGGATTCGTGAGTCCGTAATGGAATACGATGACCGAAATAACGTCCACAAGCGTAGACGCGAAGGATATGAATTGGTTCGTGCCGAGGATTATCCAGAGTTTGATGCGCCTGTGATTGACGAAGGAAGAAACGCTGGCGTAATTGGCGTTGGAGGCTTGGTTCTTGCTAGGATTCCTGAAGAAATTGCGGATCAGCGTAATGCTCATTACCAGAACACTACGCAAAACCAAATGGAAGCTGTGGATCGTGATTGGATGCGTGAATCCAATGCCGCGATGCCAAAGCTAAAACCGCAACGTAGCTCCTCTGTGTCCTTTGGTGGACCCAAAGGGGTAGCTGATAATTAGGAGATAAAAAGATGGCTAATCAAGATGCCGCCTTTGGCCTACGCCTTTCGCGTTCAGGTAATGGCTCCGATTTGATTGGCATGCAGAACAAATACCGCATTGCGGCTAACTACGGTACTTCAATCTTCCAAGGTGACATTGTAAAAGCTGTCACAGGTGGTGGTGTTGAGCGTATTGTGGCTGGCGCAACGGATCTTGTTTTGGGTGTTTTCAATGGATGCCGCTATACTGATCCAACCACTGGAAAAGAAACCTTTTCCAATTTTTACCCAGCCTCTACAAATGCTGCTGACATTGAAGCTTTTATTATTGATGCACCACATGCTCAATACGAGATTCAAGCTGACGCCGCATTCCCTGTAGCGGACCTGTTTGGTAACTTCGATATTGTTGATGCCTCTGCTGGAAGCACTGTTTCTGGCACATCTCGTATGGAGATTGATGTGACAACTGGCGCGACTACCGCTGGCTTGCCTCTCAAGGCCATCGACATTTCCACTGACCCAGAGAACAGTGATGTTGGCTCTGCTAATACAAATGTAATTGTTGTTATCAACAATCATCTGTTTAGCGCTGGCACTACTGGCTTGGCATAAGGAGGCTGACTGATGGCTATTTCTCGCGCCCAACTAGCGAAAGAGCTAGAACCCGGCCTCAACGTTCTGTTCGGAATGGAATATGAGCGTTATGATGCCGAGCATGCTGAAATTTACGAAACCGAATCTTCAGATCGTGCATTTGAAGAAGAGGTCATGCTCGTAGGTTTTGGAAATGCCAACACCAAAGCTGAAGGTGCTGGAGTCCAGTTTGATTCTGCAAACGAAGCATACTCTGCTCGTTATACGCACGAAACAATCGCTCTTGCGTTTGCTTTGACCGAAGAAGCTATGGAAGATAACCTTTACGACCGCCTTGGCGCTCGTTACACTCGTGCATTAGCACGTTCCATGGCGCACACTAAGCAGGTAAAAGCTGCTGCAACACTGAACAACGCATTTGATGCCAACTTTACTGGTGGTGACGGCGTTGAGCTTTGTTCTGCGGTTCATCCACTTGCTGGTGGCGGAACTTTCCGCAACGAGCCGTCAACTGCTGCTGACCTCAACGAAACATCACTTGAGAATGCTCTTATCGACATCTCAACATTCGTTGATGAGCGCAATATGATCATTGCCCTTCGTGGCATGAAGCTTATTGTGCCGCCACAGCTTCAGTTTGTTGCTGATCGTCTGCTTGAGTCAACACTCCGCCCATCAACAGCGGATAATGACATCAACGCGATGAAGAACATGGGTATGTTGCCAGAGGGTTATGTAATTAACCACTTCCTGACAGACCCAGATGCGTTCTTCCTCAAGACTGATGCTCCAAATGGCTTCAAGCACTTTGAACGTGCGGCTCTTGCAACCAACATGGAAGCTGATTTTGATTCAGGTAACATGCGGTTTAAGGCTCGTGAGCGTTACAGCTTTGGGTTTTCTGACCCACGCTGCGTATTCGGTTCGCCGGGTGCCTAAAAATACCTTCTCCAAAGGTGGAAAAGGGCGGCTTCACAGCCGCTCTTTTTTTATGTATAATAAATTAATCCCTGACAGATCCAGAGTGGGTCTGACACTAGCCACGACAGGAGATAAGCATGGCTAATACTACTTTTAGCGGTCCCGTCCGTTCTCAAAACGGTTTCCAAATGTTTACGAAAAACGCCACCACAGGCACTATTACCGTAACTAGCGGTGATAAAATGGCTGCGGAAGCTGTTGGTAGTGCTGGTATCGAAGGTACAGCAGCCGTATATATCACCACAGTTGTTCGTGATCACAGTGATACTTCAACTGGTGTAAACATTGTTAAATCAACAATCATGATTGATCTTACAGGTCTTAAAGATGGCGGAACTGCTGGCGATATTATTGGTAAAGACGGTTCAGGCGTTGCCTATATCGCTCAAGTCACTACAGCCAATCAAGGCACAGTTTTTGGCGTCAAAATGACATGTTTAGAAGCCCCTGCTGGTGGAAGCGCAGATATTGATTTGTTCTCAGCCACTGAAGGCACTGGTGTTAACGACACAGCTATTGGTGATCTTACAGAGACATCTATCATTAATGGCGGGACACAAGCTGCTGGAACATTTACCGCTGGTGGAGATATAGTTGCTGATCAGTACCTTTATCTTGTTAGCCAAGGTACAGGTGATGCCACATACACTGCTGGTCGTTTCATGATTGAAATTATCGGTTACGATACAGCAAGCTAAGTAGGAGGCAGATATGGCTGGTCCAGTAAGAGCCTTTAATCATGCCCAAGGGGATTCTGCTGCTGTTGTAGGTCCGGCTCGTTCTCGCATCCGTCAAATTGTAATTTTTGCAAATGCGGCTGGTGCTTTTACGATTAAGAATGGTAGTGCTTCTGGTGAAACTTTGATTACGCAGACTTTCCCTACAGGGATGCACCATCTAAATATTCCAGATGATGGCATTCTTGCTACGAGTGGTGCGTTTGTTTCTGCTTTCACTGGTTCTAGCAATCAATTAACCATTTTCTTGTCGTAGAGACAGCAATGGCTAGTTCCAAAGGGAAGATGCCCCCGCGTAATAAAAAGAATTTCCGCCCCACTAAATCTGGGGCGGGAATGACTAAAGCTGGTGTTGCCGCGTACAGGCGTAAAAACCCCGGCAGCAAGCTCAAGACAGCAGTTACGGGCAAAGTAAAGCCCGGAAGTAAAGCGGCAAAGCGTAGAAAATCTTTTTGCGCTCGTTCCGCTGGACAAATGAAAAAGTTTCCTAAAGCAGCTAAAGATCCGAATAGCCGTTTGCGTCAAGCTAGAAAAAGATGGAAGTGCTAATGAAGCCTGAAGATGTTTTAAAACAGCTTGAAAAACATGAAGCTTCTTGTGACAAACGTTATGCTGATATACAGGATCAGTTAAAGCGTCTTGACACTAGACTATGGGGCATTGCTATTTTAATAGTAGCGGCGGCTGGAATGGAACAATTGTTCTGATGACCATAGGTCGTTCACAGATGGGCAAGCAAATTAGCAAGCCCCCTATGAAAAGGAAAAAAAATGCCAAAAGACGCATGTTACCGAAAAGTAAAAGCTCGCTACAGAGTCTTTCCAAGCGCTTACGCAAGCGGAGCCATAGCTAAATGCAGAAAAGTTGGAGCCGCTAATTACGGCACTGGTGGGAAGAAAAAGAAAAAAGCTAAAAAAATGGAAAGTGGCGGCTTGGCTACTGTTGAGCCGCAAACAAGAAAGCGTAAAGTAAAAAATCAACCTAAAAATGGGATGATTGCTCGTGGGTGTGGGGCCGTACTGGAAGGGAAGAGAAAAGCTACAAGGCTTGTATGATACATGCTTTTTTACTGATTGTTTATTTAGGAACTGGCGCTGATAGACAACTTGTCAGTAATGACATGTATTTTTATTCAATTACGGAGTGTAATTATTTTGCGGCTCAAACTGCAAAAAGGTATGGGAATTACACTAGCATTGAGTTGATGGACTCTAAGGATAAAGTCACAGCTTATTGTGTTCCGAAGTACATTAAAGAGGGCAGTGTGGAGGTTTACTAATGGATCCCGTGTCCGCAATGGCTACTGCTTCAGCAGCCTTTGGTGCAATTAAAAAAGGCTTTGCCATAGGCCGTGATATAGAGTCTATGGCTTCAGATCTTGGCAGATGGATGGGCGCACTTAGCGACCTAGACATGCTAGAAAAAGAAGCCAAAAATCCACCCATATTTAAAAAACTTTTTGCTGGCAAGTCTGTAGAGCAAGAGGCCATAGAGACATTTGCTGCCAAGCAAAAGGCGCAAGCACAACGCTACGAATTGCAGCAGTGGATTAGCATGACCATGGGCAGGTCAAAATGGGATGAGCTTGTCCGCATGGAAGGGTCAATTAGAAAACAGCGACAGGAAACTTTGTATCTTCAGAGGCAAAGACGCCGTAAATTTGTGGAAGTGGTAGCGTGGATCCTAATGGTTATGCTTGGCACTGGCATATTGGTTGGGTTTGTAATGTTCCTAAAGACCACCGTAGCTAACGCAATAGCCACTCCTGAATATGTTGTTTGTAGGCTTAAAGGGTGCGACATTATAGACGAGAAAAGAGTTTGTATATATCATGGAGCCAATAACACTGTTGATAGTGTATGGCTTGACCCTATTGAATTTTTTCCAAAAGAAATTCAGTGTAAGTATGAGCCTAACAAGAAGAAGCCACCTACTGTCCGTGAAACGTTAGATGCTATCAAAAAATCAAGGGAATAGACAATGGCTGTACGCAAGACGAAAAAGGGCTTGGCACTTAAAAGGTGGTTCAAAGAAGATTGGAAGGATCAGCGCACGGGTAAGGCGTGTGGCCGTAGCAAGGGTGAAAAACGGGGTACTCCATATTGTCGCCCCTCTAAAAGAATTTCCAGTAAGACTCCTAAAACATCTAAAGAAATGACATCGGCAGAAAAAAAGAGCCGTATTTCGCAAAAGAAAAGGCTAGGTCAGCCAGCAGGCAAGCCTAGAAGGGTAAAATCATTACGGAGAAAGAAAAAGTAGAGGATATTGTAAAGGATTGGATAATGAAGGATCTTGGTGTGGTAGATCCTGAAACTGGATTTGCCCCATGTCCTTACGCTAGAAAAGCATTTAAAGACAGCAAATTAAAAGTTGTAGAATGCTTTAACAGACAAGATTTATGGGAGAAAGTATCCGTAGAGTGTAAAGAATTTAATCCTCAATATTCTGTTATCATATGTGCAGAAGAAAATCCTTCTCAAACATATGATGAGGTTGAAGCTGGTTGCATAGCCATGAATGAGTGGTTTGCGCTAAACAAAATGGATGTT